CTGTGGGTGTCGGAGTGGGCCCGCTCACGGTAGGGGTAGGTGTTGGCGTCGGCCCGGATACCGTCGGCCCGCTAGCCGTTGGCGTGGGGGAAGGCCCGCTTACAGTCGGGGTGGGGGAAGGCCCCGAAACAGTCGGCCCGCTTACCGTAGGAACCGGGGTGGGTGTAGGTGTCGGCCCCGATACGGTGGGAGTTGGCGTAGGAGTCGGTGTCGGGGCCTCTCCCGAAGTGCAACCGGCGTCGCAAGACTGCTCGCAGGAGTTATAACAGGTCATATCGCTTGTCATACAGTCAAAGTCGCAGGCGGTTGAGCAGACGTATTCGTCTATCGTCTCGCAGTCCGATGTCTCGCAGGCATACCCTTCGCAGTCGTAATCGCATCCGGTCTCATCGAGTATCTCGCAGCCGGTAGATTCACACGAACCGGTCTCGCATAGAAGCTCGCATCCGGTGGCGCATCCCGAAAAGACGGGAAGCCGGCAGCGAATACCGATTTTGTCAAGCTGGCCGGCGGTTCCGCTTCCGGGAACGTGCGTTATCTCGACAATCTCCGCCTTCTGGTTTGCATTGAAGAAATCCGTATTGTCGATTGTAATCCAGTCGCCCCTTTCAAGCTCAAGCGAGGTGAGCGGCGTCTCGAAGTATGTCTCAAAGTAGATGTATTTCCACCTGATAAGGTAGAAGCCGGCAATTCCCCTTGCAAATCCCTTGTTGTTGTAGGCCCATAGATTGAGATTTGACGCCCTCCTTCCGTAAGACGACTCCACTGCGGCGTCCTTTTTGGTGAGCGTCTTTCGCTCGTTTCTTTTCTGATAGGTTGCCGTCACCTCGGAGATGACGTCATCATAACGAGTCCGCCCGATTTTCAAGGTATCGATGAGCATCTTGTTCTTGTCTATGGTGGCCTGAGACGCGCCGGTCTTCAGTTCCTTATAGACGAGCTTCGCAACGCCCTCTTCCCAGACAAGCTCGCATCTGCACTGAAAGGCCAAATCCGCGCAGAGTTCAACGGCTTTTCTCTGCTCCCTCAATGCAAAGCCGAACTTGTAGGTGGAGAGTTTCGTCTCCGCATCGCCGAAGGTCGCGGTGTCAATATCGGTTCCGTCCGCAAGCCCCATAAACTTTGTCATTATCTTCTTAATGACAAGGGCGGGGTTTTCTATAAGGTTGCCCGCGCCGTCATCGCTATCCTCAATTCCCTTTATATCGCAATAGAGGACATCGTCGGAGAGCCGGTCGTCAAGAATCGTTGGCCTGTGATTGAAGGTAACGGTGGTTACCGCCCTTCCGAGCGCGGGGAATGTGGTCGTGTCGTTTGTATTTACCGTGTAAAACGAAGGCGGTATTCTAATCCAGCCCTCGATTTCTTTCGTATATTCCCTGCCTTGATACTTCGTCTTGTAAACCTTCCGCCCCCAGCCCTCAACCGCAAGGAGGTCTTTCGAGGGGGCGTCATTGGCGATATAGACGTAGCTTGATAAGACCTCGATGACGCGCGCGCCCTGCAGGTGCTTTGTCTGATGAGAGCCGATTGTATAGGACGTTCCTACCGTTGGCGTCCACCACGCCCCGTCATACCATATCGGCCAATTGTAATTTATCTTCTTTGTGGTGGCATTATACCCGACAATGGTTCTGGTCTTTACGGAAGTATCCGGGAGCGTAAACTTGACGATATACCCGACATAGTAGTCGTCAACCGCAGAGGGGAGCGTTGAATCAATGAAAGAGGCCCAGTCGCTTTCGGCGCTTACCGTCGAGGTGAGGACGTCCTTGCCTCTCTGCGAGAGGGTGAGCTTCTTGCCGTGGAACTGCCCCGTTACAAACTCGTCATCAATTCGCAAATCATAGTTTGTGTCCTGAGTAAAATCCTCGGAGCCGTCCACGTAAAGAACCGTATCTGAAGCGGTGCAGAACTTCGCAAGGATTGTCTCCGCTCCGGCTTGGACGAAGGCCATTTTGGAGCGTTTGACCTCTCCGAATACTATCGGGATTACGGCGTCTTCGTCTGAGGCGGCTATCTTCGGGAAGCCGTCCTTTGTGGCCTTGTTGCCGACCGTCTGCTCGTTATAGGTGGAGATGTCGGTAATCGAAAGCGAGAGCTGCGGCGGGTTCGTCCGGTAATTGATAGGAGAGTTGAGTATCCCCTTGAAGACAGTAACTAAATCCCCGACTGCATTGCCTTCAAAGTGCTGGTATAGGATAACGGGCGTCCGTTCAAAATTTTCGCTATCGAGGTATCCCTTAAGGACCTTGTCAACGTCCTGAAGAAGTATCGAGATGTTCCCTACAGTCGTCTGTCCCTTGCCGCTTACAAGCTCCCTGATATTGCCCCAGTTTATTACTCGCCCCTCGGCATTATCCCACGTGGAGGCATCCCCGGAGCCAATGTCCCTGTCGGAATAATACTTCGTCCCCGCAGTTGCGAACTCGATTTTGAGGATGTTTATCGGCTCGGTGGAAGTTTTATTTTTCTCTGTCTGTGCGCTTGCAGTGAGGTTTTTCGCCATTAGAAATTGCTCTTTTTATTCCAGAGTCCGGCCTGAAACTTTGCCCGCCTCTCGATTTCCTCAATGAGTGCGTCCACCTGCTCCTTGCCGCTTCCTGTGGGCAAGTGTATATTCACCCCGGTCAGATTGTAATTAACCGGAGATGCTCCCTGCATCGCAAAGGAAGATGCCCCGCCCGCGGCTTGGAGGCTCGACTGCATAATGGCCTGATTCGCGGCTTGAAACAACTGCGCAAGCATATCAGTGTTGAACCCGGCCCCGGTCGACATCAACCTTAAGGCCGCGTGGCTCTTTGCGGCGGACTCTGCTATCCTGTCGGCGAATCGCGAGGCAATGCCGGCGGCGGCGTTGAGCTTGCCTCGGAGGGCGGTTGTCATATTATCCAGATGCTCTGCAAGGGACGGAGAGTGTCTTGCGTTAGGGTCGAAGGCGCCCGCAACTCCGGCCATCTCAGCTTCAAGGTCTCGGCGGAATTTTCTTGCCGACTCCAGTATCTCTTTGTATTTCGTCTGTATTCTCGCGGCCAGTTGCTCAAGTTTCTTTGCCGCTTCTTCGTCCCACTTGCCCTTGACCCTGAGGTCCGAAAGCGCCTGCCAGTCCTTACTGAACTGCTTTAGGTCGGCGTGTAAATCAGTATAGACCTGCTGAAAGCCCTCTAAAATGTCAGGGTGCTGTGCCGCCTGTAGTTGCAGGTTTGTATTGTTAATCTCTGCGGCAATTTGACTGTATTCGGCTTGCAGCTTATCCGCCTGTTCAACTGCTCTTTGCATTCGGCTGAAAAACGCATCGGCGGGAATGTTTGCCATTTGTTCATTGAGGGCTTCTACCTGTTTTTTCATATCTTTGTAGCCGAGAAGCCCACTCAATATACCGCCCTCTTCCGGTCTTCGGGGCCATGCAAAGAACTCTTGAATCTTCATGCTGATTTTAAGAGACAGGCGGGCAAACCACAGGTCGAGCCACCTATCAAATCCGAGTAGGGTCGTCTTTGCTTTACTCGTTCCAGTCTCAACATCGCTCGAAAATTCGCTCCAGTATCCCGCCCAGTTCCTGTCTATCCAGTTGCCGATTTTGACGATGGTGTCTCTAAATACCTCATAGAAACTCTTAAGCGCCTCGCCGAATCTCTCAATCCAATCCTGTATTCTTGTGGCTATCAGGTCTCTATGTGCAACAATCCAGTCCTTGATTTTAGTAATAACCGGCTCGATTTTCGGCATAAGCTCTTGCCCTATGCTTATGGCGACACCTTGCAAAGAGGCCTTCAACCTTGTAAGCTCATCATTAAACTTGGCGGCAGCAGCGGCGGTTTCATCCGTCCAGGTGATGCCGAGTTTCTTCGCTTCTTCCATTAAGGCGCGGTAATCCGACTGAAGAAGCGGAAGCAACTGTGTCCCGCCGCGGCCGAGCAGCTCCTGAGCAAGGGCCGCTCGCTTTGTCTCGTTGGTAACTCCCTTAAGGGCGTCCAGAACTTCAAGGAACAACCGCTCGGTGCTTTTCAGCTTGCCGCTCTGGTCTTTAACGGAAATGCCCAAATCGTCGAATGCACGCTTATATGTTTCAAGTCCTCTCTCTGCATCGGCGGCGGCTCGCTGCAATCGCCTGACCCCGGCCTCTACCGCCTCAATGCTCGCCCCCGATATGTCCGCAGCGAAAGCGAGCTTCGACAGAAACTCAGCGGAGACGCCGACTCTCTGTCGCATTTTGTCAAACTTGTCTCCGAGGTTGGCCACCTTCTTCGTGAGCGCGAAAATCGCTGCGCCGACGGCGGTAAAGGCACCCGCCATTATCGCCCCGACCTTTGCTACGGTTTTGCCAACCTTTGTAACCTTTTTGGCAAAATCGGCGATTTTCTTGCGCGCGCTCTTTGCGCTCTTCTCTAAATCCTTGAAGGTTCCGGTGAATTTTACTCTTAATGCTTCTATGTCCATTATCAATCCGCCATAGAATCAATTTCGAGGGTAAAAGAAACGTCATATATCCCGCGCGCAACCTTTTCGTATTTGAGCTGCGGGCTTAAAAATCTCGCCGTAAATGTGTTTCCTGCGCTGTCCGTGTAGGTAAAGGTGTTCATCAGCCCGTCAACCGTAGCGTGAAAGAAGCTGTCAAGGTCGGATTTCTCCGATGCGCTTATGGACTCGATGACAATGTCTATCTCGTATCTATCCACGCCTTTATCATATACGTAACGGGTTCCGCCTGCGGTCAAGCCGGTTGCCTGATGCTTAACCTCCCGCACCTGCCCGCCGGGTCTCGGAGCCGGGAGCGTTACTGTCGTTGCATCTTTGCTGAATGTAATGGTTCTTTGTGCTGTCATTTTTTAACTCTCTTGCCCGCCCGCTTGCGGGCCTCTTCAAACTTGCGCAGCATCTCCGGGTTGTCTCGATATAACTCCTCAAGCGTGGGTATCCCGCGTATGCCCTGAGCGGCCCTGTCGATTTCGGCAAAAGCACGCTTCAGGTTTTTTTCATCAGCCCACGCAAGCCGAGCTGCTATCACCTGCGCCTTCAGCTCCCCGGCCCTCCGTTCAAGGATTTTCTTTCGCAGCTTGAGCAATCGAATCAGAGGGGTTGCGTCTATGTCGCTGAGGGGCCAACTGTATTGCGAAGCGAATAAATCCCGAAGAGAATCCAGAAATGATAAAACCTCAGCAACTAAAGACGTTACTTTTTGCCTATTAGTTTGCTGAGGCTTGACAGGTTTTTTAAAAGCGCCGATACTTCACTTGCAAGCTCCTTGTTGGCTTCAAGACCGGCATTGAATATCTTGAGGGCATCGGCGAGCGAAAGCCGCCTATATCCTTCCGGCGATATTGCGCTAAAGAGGAAAACAAATTCCCTTAAGAACTCTTCGCTGTGAAGTGCGAGCTGCCTGGCGAACTTCATAAACCACTCCAGCCCGGATGCTTCTTCCGTGGCCGCTGAGATAAATTTTTTCAGTATCGCGGCGTCGGTGCGCTCAAGAATTTTTGCCAGGCGTTCAAGTGCGGCGGGCCTAAGCTCCCGTATCTCAACTTCCCCTGACTTTGTTTTGACTTTCATCTCTTCTCCTTTTCAAAAAGGGGCCGGGGCCATCCGGCCCCCTTGCTTTAGCTTAACAGCTACTTACGGAGTCCCCATCTGGAAGAGCCGCTGCTTATCGGCCTTCGTAGTGTCGGGAAATGCTACAAATGTAACATTGAAAATCCTGTCTCCGTCATTGCTGTAAGTTATCTCGAAGTTGGGTTTGGGGGCGGCCTTCCAGATGGTCAGGTCATAGTCGGTGCCGTCCTGCTCCAGCGGGTGAACCGTTAGCTCCGCCGCACTATCATACAGGTCGTCTCCAACCGTTTTGCCAAACCTGAGATAGGTAGTACCATCATAAGCAAGCGGGCAAACCGCCTTCAGGATGGTATAGCTCCATTCAGCTAATGAGACGGTTATTTCGAGCAGCTCTCCAACGAGAACCGAGCCGACAGGAGTATCCCCGTAGGCGTCCACGTTCTTATCGCGGAAATGCGGTTCATAATGAACTGAAACCGCACCCTGCGTATGTCCGAGATTCACGCTGTTAAACGTCAATTCGCAGGGGCCTGCTTCTAATTTTGTGAAATCAGCCATTTGCTACCTCGTGAAATGTGATTCTGATTGCTCTGTCCCGCCGGGGCGGGACTGCAACCTCTGAATCTGGTTATGTGTTTTTCTTGTGAACTTGAAGCGTCCAATCGGAAAAATATTGCAAAATAGGAATGTCATTCTTCAGGTAAGGCGTCTCCATATCAGACCAGCCGGAGTGCTGAATCCTCTTTACTGCGTAACTATCGGTTGTGAATGGCTGGTCGTAAAGAAGTGCATCTATTCTCTCCGTTATATTCTGGAGGTTCGTTATGCCCGTATCGGAATTGACATCGAAGGCGTTTATCTGAATTGCAAATAAGAACTTGCCATATTTATCAGCTTCCTTGTCCGGGACGGGCTGTATTCTGTGATACGTAATACAAGGCACGTCAAAAGCGATGCGGGCGAAGGACATTCTTATGTTATCGGTATCGTTGCCGACATAGCCGAGCAGGGTTGAGTCGCCCTTCAGGGTGTTTCTTATCGCCGTGAATATCTCGCCTTCCATACTCACTTGAAAAGCCCCTTTAATCTCGTTTTGATAAAGCCAATCTTCTTGTAAAATGCCGCCCGAATTGAAGGCATCCTCTGGCCCGAGGCCCTGCGCTTTTTCTGCGCCGCCCACATTTTCAAGGGCCTTGTCGGGTCGAGAACCTTCCCCGACACCCCCTTAATCTTAATTGTCGGCGCCCTATTCGCCTCAATAATCCTCTCGGTTCCAAGCTCGATATATTTAGCATAATCAAGGTTGCTTCCAACCCAAACGCCGCGCTCGCCTTTTTCGCTAAAGGTCCTATGCGTGATGGACTGCTTAAACTGCCCGCCCCGCCGCTTTGGATTGCCGGGTCTTTTTTTCCTGTGAAGCGGCTCGGAGCCGACGGCGGCCGTCCTCATCGCCTGACGCTCGACTGCATTCCCAATATCAGCGCAGGCCTTCAGAAACTCCGCCTTCGCCTTCAAGGGAACCCGGTCAATCGCCCTCAGGACATCGTTCAACCCCTCAACTATAATTGCATCTTTAACCATATCGTTTCAGATAGACTTTCTTATATTTACCTCTTCCGGCCATATCAGCCACGAAGAGGACGGTATAATAGAGGCCGTCAATTTTCACCCTATCAGACAGCCCTCCGCCGAGGTCTGGCTCAATATCTATGCTATGCTCGCAATACATTACAGCGTCCGCCTGAAGCGTCTGTGCGAGAGCGTCTTGAGTGGAGTTTCCGCCTCGCGGCTGGAGGGCGCAGCTTACTCCGGTTGCGTTTTCGCTCCACGTCGTAGAAGAAGCCCCGCTTGCCGATACCGTGGTAGTCGGCCGCTCGATTGTAGCCGTCTTATTTAATAATGACCTAAAAGACATTTGCGCCTCGTTAAATGTCAACAGTTATCGGGAAATTTTAGGGGGCCGGTAGGTAAGTATCAAGCCCT